TAATCATTTATAGCTAAAAAATTTGAATTATCATTATAGTCCTTTATATATAAATCACTTACATATAATTTATCACTATACACATAATATGGGTTTTCAATATCATTTTTACCTTTTTTGATATATAAAGGAGCATTTTCATTTTCCCCACCAAAATATATATCATTGTTGTTAAAATGTGTTATTATTTCATTATTATTATTTTTAATTTTAATATTATTTGATTTAATATTATATTCATTATCATAATTCATCTCTACACATTCTTTATTACTATTGCATAATTTTATAGTATCTACAGGAGGAATTGTACTATTTTCTACAAATTTACCAAATATAGATTCATAATCTGTTAATTTTCTATTTGTATTAACAAGTATACTATTATTATTATCAATATCATTTACTAATGTTGTAAAGCGCATATGCGTATCGTCTCTATAATTATTCATTTCAGAATAATGATTTTGAATATCTCGTCTTAACTCAGATATATCTGAGTTAAAGTTATTATAATTTTCAAAAGTTTCATTTGTATATTTTGATTTAAAAATTATTATAAATATTATTATTAATATTGATATAAATATAAGTATATTTTGCAAATAATACATTAATTATTCTTTACTAATTAATAATATTATTATTAGGAATTTATAGTATTGTAACAACTTTTAAGTTATCCATATTTCTCCTCGCGCCGCCCGCCACATCTTCCTCTTCCTCTCCTTCTCTCTTTATCGTTCCCTCGTCCCCGCCCTCCTGGATGGCGCTGGCCTCGCTCCCGTCCTCAGCCTCATCGGCCTCCTCTTCCTCCTCTTCCTCGTCATCTTCCTCCTCCTCCTCCTCCTCCTCTTCCTCCTCTTCCTCCTCCTCGTCCTCTTCCTCCTCCTCCTCCTCCTCCTCTTCCTTTTCCTCCTCTTCCTCCTCCTCGTCCTCTTCTGGGTCCCCGTCCTTTTTCGCTGTAATGTCAACACCATTATGCGGTGTATTACTTTTAATTCTTATAATTTCTTCCTTATTATTCACATTCATAACATTATTGCCACCACCATTCATATTATTGCTATCATTATTATCCTCATATGTAATCATATCAAAATTCATATATGTATTATTATCAATATAATTTAATCCATCTGTATTAAGTCTCATTTGTAAACCCATTGTTTCTAATTCTTGTACGAGTAATTTAAAACAATATGGTGTATTAATTTCGACAATATTTTTATTACTATCACAATTTCTACATTCTAATATATAGTTTTTTTTATTTGGATTATATATCGCTAAAGTACCACAATTTTGACAAACAGGCCATTTATAGTCATCTGCTCTTATTGTCATACTTTCCTTCATAAATTTACTAATTCCATGACTTAAAACACTATCTCTTTCCATCTCGCCTATACGCAATCCTCCTCCTTTTCTTCTACCAGCAGTAGGTTGGCGTGTTAAGGACGCTTTAGGTCCAATATCTCTAGCGTGCATTTTTTCAGCAACCATATGTTTTAATCTAAAATAAAAAGTAGGTCCTATAAATATTTGTGTTTCAATTTGCTTTCCATTAAAACCATTATACAACAATTCATCACCATGTTTATCAAAGCCTAAATCCTCCAAATTATTATAAATTAATTTTTCTTCAAATGGTAAAAAAACAGTACCGTCGCCAAAATTACCATTAATGCATGATAATTTAGCAAATGCACATTCAACTAAATGTCCAATTGTCATTCTCGATGGTATAGCGTGTGGGTTTATAATTATGTCGGGTCTAATTCCATCTTTAGTAAAAGGCATATTTTCTTCAGGTATTATCATACCTATAACGCCTTTTTGACCATGTCTTGACGCGTGTTTATCACCAAATTCAGGTCTTTTAATTTTTAAAAATCGAACCTTACAAATTTTTGTATCTTCGTCATTAATTTTATTACCAACAAAAACCTTATCAACTTTACCAAAAAGGGAATTGTCGGTAGTAATAGAGCAATCGGTATAAATTATTTCTTTTACTAATTCTATAAAAACCCCTTTTTTAACTTCCTTATAAACATATTTTTCGCTTAACATGCCAACAACAACAACTTTTTGTCCTTTGGGTATATAAATTCCTTCTGAAATAAATCCATTATCATTAATATGATTATAATTAGCTGATTTCATATTATTAATTTTAAAACCTTTTTCTTGATATAACATTGGATTAGCAAATATTATTTTTTCATATTGTGATTCAATTTTTGATGTTGCTGTAATTGATTTATAATAAGATAATGAGAATAAACCTCTATCAAGAGAATGTTTATTTATCATTATACTATCTTCTTGATTAAAACCAGTATAACTCATTATAGCAACAATAACATTAAATCCATTTGGCAAATTATTGTTTAATGTATAATCAGATATTCTAGTAGTAATAAGTGGTTTTTGTGAATAATGTAATACATAAGACATAGTATCAAATCTTTTATTAAAACTAGTAGCATATACTCCAATTGCTTGTTTACTTTGTGCTGCATGGAAAACATTTCTAGCCGATTGATTATGATTTGCCAATGGTATATTTGAACTAATTGCACTTAACATAGTTGACGGATGAATTTCGACATGTGTATGAAAATTTGTTATATCACTATAATTCATTGCGATATATGTTGAATCTTGTTCATCTATATCAACATATTCAATCATAGCACCATTTTTTTCTAATAAGTTTAATATTTCATTATCTGGTTTATTAGCAAAATACGATAATGTTTTAGGGGATGTATAAAAACTTTTATAATATAAATTATCATTTTTATCACTTTCTTGCAATATATTAATAGTACCTGTTAACATATCAAACCAATTAGTAAATTTATCAAGTTTAGATATTTTAGACGATATAATAAGTGGTCTACAACATCTACCAGAATCACTTAAAATATTTATAATATTATTTTTAATATCCCATGAAATAGAAATTAAAATATTAATTAAATTATTTCTTCTATATGCCCTTAATGTTCTAATTAATAAATTTGGGTCATATGTTATAGCATAATATGAACCATTCAAAAATATTTTAGTAATATTCCTATTAATAATTTTATTAAAATGTTGAATTAAAATAACAAATTCAAAGTCATTAAAACAATCTTTAATATAATTTATATCACTATAAGGAGTTACTTTTGCGAGCAACGCCATGTTTTTCAAATATCCAACTGAACCTCCATCTGGTGTTGCAAAAGGACACATTATACCATATTGTTGTGAATGTAATCTATGAGGACTTGTTAATTTGATACTTCTATCTAATGGTAAATTAATATTGCGCAAATGTGATAAAAATCCTATATAAGAAATTCTTGATAAATCCTGTACAATACCTAATTCCGGGTCGTCAGTATCTTCAAGTCCCCACATGCCTTTTAATGATCTTGAAAAACTTTTAGTAATAATTAATGATGGAATAATCCTATAAATATTATTATCATTAATAAAATAATCATAATTATTGTAACTTTTCCATGCACCATAATTATAAGTTCTATCTAAATTATCTCTTATAAATTTACTTAATTTTGTATAAGATTCATAAAATAATTGCGATAATAAATAACCACTTATATCTACTCTTTTATAAGTGTAACTATCTCTATCGCTAACATCTGATATATTTAAGCAACTATTTATAAATTGTTTTATTAGATGTCCTAAATATTTACTTTTATTTTCAAATAATGGAATATTAGGGAATAAATCAGTAACTAATGCAGTTTTGATATGTTCAATTGTTTTATACATGGATATTGGTTTCATATATTCAAATGCATCTTCAAGTGTATATACATTTGATGCGGTAGTTATAGATGGTCTAATAAAATTTAAAAAATAATTTTTTTCTGTTTCATTTAAATCATCGCCAAAAATTAAATCACATATATCTTTATCAGATTCTACACCTAATGCTCTAAATAATATAAAAACAGGTATTTTATTACCATTTATTGCTTTAAATGTACATAAAATAGAGCCTTTTTTAGAAATATAATTTTCATTAACTTCTTTTTCTTCTATATTTATTGTTGTTTTAACCAAATAAAATTCAATTGTTTTTGGATCTAACGCGCTTTCACCTACCTCACTTGTACATTTTATATTTCCTTTATATGAAAAATTATCGTCGTCATTTAGTTTAGATACAATTAATTTATTAGTTGTTATTCTTTCCTGTGCTATAATTACCTTTTCTTTACCATCTATTATAAAATATCCACCCATATCATAAACACATTCATCTAGTGATTTTAATATTTCAGAACCTTGACCACTTAATATACATGCGTCACTGTGTAACATAATTGGTATTGAACCAATTGCAACATTTTTAAATACATTTTCAAAATTGTAATTATCATCATCTGTAATTTTAACTAATACATTAGCATATATATGAGTTTCATAAGTTAAATTTCTTAATCTTGCATCATTTGGTGTAATTATTTTTGGAGATGGACCATCAAAAGTTATAGGACGGTCAATAAAAATTTCATCTGAATTTTTATTTCCTACATATATTTCTATTTTTATAATAATTTCTCCGGAATCATTATATTTTATCATAGTAATAGGATTATATGATTTTATAATATTAGGTATATTATTTTTAATAAAATCTCTATAACTATCTAAATGATGGCTTGTAAAAGGATATTTGTGATTCTTAAAATATAAATCTAGTATATTCCATTCATTCATTTTATTAATCTATAAGTATTTTATATTTTTATATCTATATAAAATATAATTAATATTATTTATAATGTATAATAATGAAATTAGTGAAATAAATTTAGAAAAATTAATTGATAGTCTAATAATTGATATATCTGATTATAATGTTGCTAGTGTTATATCATCCATTCTTAAAAATAAATATAAATATATTGGAAATAATAAATGGGAATATTATGATAACAAACAAGAATCGTGGATTAACGATATAAAAAATAAAAAATTTATTAGTGATATAAATACCAATATTACAAATTTAGTATTAAATAGAATATATTACTATGAAAAGTTGAAAAAAATTAATATTAATAATATTGATTTATATAATAGTTATGATATTAGTAATAAAAAATTACTAAATATTATTTCTAAATTTCACAATAAAAAATATTTAAATTCTATTATTAGAGAAGTAAAACCTTTTTTTAATTAATGACAACTATAGAAAAATTGATATTAAATGTAAAAAAAAAATGTGACTATAATATATTTAATAGTATTATAGTAGAAAAAATAGATAGTAATAATATAAAATTATTAATTAATAACTTTTATCAAGAATGCGCTGAGACACGGTTTTCAAATGAGGGTATAATATTAAATTATATTAGTAATTGTAATAAATGTATCAAATTATATAGTAATATATCAAATATTACTATATATTTATATTACAAAAAAAATAATAATTCAATATTAAAATTAACTAAAATATATAGAAGACTTATTATTATATGTCAAATATACAATATTAATAAAAAACTTACATATCATTTAGCATTATGTAAATTTAAAAGATATATGCCAAATAAAAATGACATATTTAATTGTATTAATTTTAATGGCGGATTTACAAATATAAGAGGTAATGACATATATATTTATAGAAATTGTGAATATAGTAAGGTTATTTTACACGAGTTGTTTCACCATATAAACATTATAAATGATACAACTATGTATATTGATAATAATGATATGTATATGATTAAAAAAAAATTTAATATTTCACATAAAACTATTTTTTTACCAAATGAAGCAAATATAGAATTTTGGGCAACATTATACAATTTAATTTTTATTTCTTGTGAATATAATATTAATTTTAATATACTATATAAAAAAGAACTTGAATTTTCATATAATCAAGTTTTGAAAATTTTAAATCATAATAATAAAAAATTATGGTATGAAGAAACAAATGTTTATTGTTATTTTATATTAAAGTATATTTTATTAAAAAATTATGATAAATTTTTAAAACTTGATTTACCTTATGATTCAAAAAAATTCATAAATTTTTTTGTAAAAAATTACAAGGACATTAGTAATACAAATAAAAAATATAATAAAAATAAATCATTAAATACAATGGTATTTAGTTCTTTTTAGATAATTACGAATTACCCAATATTTTATTTGCTATATCTTCTGGTTGTTCAAATGTGCTTTGTGTAGTTTCAATTAAATTTCTTTTTGTTGTATTATTTGAATTTATATTATAACGATTTTTTATAATATCACTGTGTTTATTTATAGTTTTTACTGTACTACCATCTCTTAAAAGTATAAGTGGTTGTATTATTTTGTCTAATTCATCATTTTCATTTGCATCTGGAGATTGTGTTTCGTCTGGATATTGTGTTTCATCAGGAGAATGTGTTTCATCTAGAGTATTTTCAAATTTTTCAATTTTATAACAATTATTTAACATTTTTTTGATATAGATAAAAATTAATACCAAAAGTATAATATATACTATGTTATAATATATAAATATATATCGCATTCTATAAAATATATATATTAAAATAAAAAATGATATTAATTGAAATTGATACAAGAGAAAAAAAAATATTTAATAATTTTTTATCAAGAAATTTAGACATTTATAAACAAGATATAGAAATAATTTCAAAAACTTTAGAATTAAGTGATATAATTTTAAATATTGAATCTATTAATAAAAAATTATATTTTGAAAGAAAAACACTACAAGATTTGATTTCATCAATTACAGATGGTAGATACAAAGAACAAAAAAAAAGATTATTGTCAAATATTGATAATAATAATATAACTTATATTATTGAAGGAGATAATATTAATAAAAGTTTTTCGAGAAATAATACTAATATTTCTAGTATATATTTGAGAACTTTATATAGAGATAACATTAAATTAATTTTCACAAATAATATAGAAGAAACAGTAACATTTTTATTATCACTTACTTGTAATATAATAAGATATCCTGATAAATATAAAAATATTAATAATGATAGCAATATAAATAATTATCTATCTGATATAAAAATAAAATCAAAAAAAATTGAAAATATTACTCCAAATAATTGTTTTTTATTACAATTATCACAAATACCAACAATTTCATATACAATTTCTAAATATATAAGTAATAAATATAATTCAATGCCAATTTTAATTAATGAATTACAAAAAATAGAAAATTATGATAATAGAATTAAAGAACTATGTACAATCGAAAAAATAGGAATTGAAAAAGCAAAAAAAATATTAGAATATTTAAATATAAATTAATATGCTAATATCATTACACCAAAAGATATAAAAACAAACCCAACTATCATCGTGTATGTTATTTTTTCTTTAAAAAAAATATAACTTATTAGTAATATAACTATCATATCTATTGCACTAAATATTCTAATATATGCAGGATTTGGTGTTATTTTTATTATTTTATAAGTAATAAGTGTAGTAATAGAAATAGATATGGCTACAATAAATATAAAATATGAATTTAGTTCTTTAAAATCGTCTAATTTTAAATATTTTATAGAATATATTATTAAAAATAGTGCTGAAAGAATATTTGCTGCAATTGGAAAAGAATAATTTAATTTTATATTTCCATATTTATTTATTAAAATTACCATAATCACTAAAAATGTTTTTATTAAACCTAGTTTAAACCACTCATCCATTTATTTTCTAATATAATATACCATATTAAAAGATTTAATATATAAACAATAAATTATATATTTCCAACTTAATCATATCTGCTGTTTTTCTTCTTTAAGTAATTGCCTTTTTTGGGCATCTATTAATAGTAGAATTTAATACATTATTCGCCAAACATATCAATATTTTGTAATATTTAGCAATTACAACATATATGTTATATGAATGTAATTTTTTTATTTGTTAAGAAAATATTTTTAAAATCTAAAATTGATAATGAATTTGACATAATGCCAATATCACAAGTTGTTAATGCTTTTTCAATTAAATTTTCATCTATTTCTTCATATTTATGAAAATCTTTTAAATTTACTTGTGCAATATTAAAATCATTAATAAATTTTTTATTATTTAGTTTTATTTTAATATCAGTATTAATATTATTTTTTTTATAATATTCTATTATATTAAGTATAGCATTAATAGTTTCTAATTTTTTATCAGTACCGTTAATTATTTCTGATTTCCAGATAGTTTTTTTATCACTTAAAATTTTTATAGTTGTTGTAATAACGGATGTATCTTTTTTCTTAATAACATTTAAATTAACTATAAAGTTATGCAAATTATCAAAGTCAATATTATTCGATATAGTTAGTATTTCTTTAATTTTCTTTATTTTTTTGGGTTTTGGTTCAGTTAACATATTAATATATTTATCAAATAATAATTCTTTAACCATTCGCATTTTTAAATTATCAATTCTATTAAATCTTTTTGTATCATCATGATATATATTTTTACTATTTTTTAATTCAATATCAAGTAAATCCCAATAATCTGTTTCCATATTATAATCAGGTAATTCGTCAATACATAATGCATATAATTGTATAATAGGTTTCATAATTTGATTCGTAATATAATGTAAATAATCTGGTATTAAATTATTTTCAACAATATATTCTGGATTTTCAATTCTATCACCTTGTAATGTTTCGTTTGTTACATTATCTATTTTTATATAGACATAAGGGATTCTATCATTTACCATTGGTTTATTTCCTGGATCTCTAGAACCAATTCTATCAGCTAATACTTTGTGTGCAATTTTTGTAGGGTCTTTATAAGAACCTCTTAGAGATTTACTAATAGTTAAATCTTTAATAGATGTCAGACCATTTACAAGATCTGATAATTCATCATTTAAAAATTGGATTGATTCATATAAATCTTGTTTATTTAGTAATATATCAATAACACCTCCATATATTTTTTTGACAATATTAGCATTATCTCTTCTTTTTAACACAATTCCCATTGATTTTTGTTTAAAATTATTTACATCAAATTCATATAAATTACCAACATATCTTTTTTTACTTAAAATAATAAATGGATAAAGCGTTTTTTCATAGTTCAATTTTTGCGGAAATGGCATAATATTTGCAATATCTTTTTCAACTATTTTTCCTATTTCAATTGCATTTTCCAATGCTTGTTTGCCAAATATAGGATTATTATTTTTATCTTTTAGTGGAAATTTACAAAATATAGAATCTGTATCACCATAAATTACTTCGGCGCCATAATTAGTTTCAACAAATTCTTTCGCAGTCATTATCATTTCTCTACCAGTAGCTGTTGTACATGCTGCAATTTCTTTTAAATATATAGGGGATGTTCTTGCTCCAATTTGTCCATACAAAGAATTTGCTGTTACTTTATATGCAGATTGTAATGAATCAAATACATCTTTTTCAAAGTTTGAGAATGTTTCTTTAATATCTATAACATCATTTTTATAAATTTTATTTATTATACCTGTATCAATATCAATAATATTATAATAATCGTCTTTTTTTGAAACATATCCTGAATAACTATTATTATTAGTAGTAATAGTTTGATATTCTATTTTTTTTCTTGTATTTTTTCTTTCATTTAACAACATTATTAAAATTTCCGCAATTATTCCTCTTTTTGGTTCACCATTTTCATCTTTTATTTGTGCAAATTTACATGTTTTAATACCGCATTTTTTTTTCTTATCACCTTTTCCTTCATATAAATCATAAGAAACATCAATATATTCAATATTTGGGTCATCAATAATATATTTATCATCTAATACATATCTGTCGTGTGATAAATCTTTTGATATCATAGAAGAAGGATACAGAGAACCATAATCAAATACAACAATTGGGTCATTTAGATACATACCTTCTTTGGGATCTAATACAACAGCACCTTCATAACCTTCTGTATCTAAATCGAGATTATTATAATTATTAATTACCGGAATAATAAGACCTTTATCCATACATTGTTTTGTAATTAATGAAAATACCTTAATACCTTGTCCTCTTCTAAATAAGAAATTTAAAGGAACTAAACAAACATTACCCATGCCAATATTATTTTCAAGTATTTTTAATTTATGCAATAATTTATTAACTAATGCACAATCTTGAATACAATATTTCGCAATCACACATCTATCAAACGAGTTACCCTTATATTTTTCAAAAAGTTCTCTTGGTTTTAAATCGTCTTTTTTATCACCAATATAAATAGATGCAACATTATCTAATTTATAACTATCTAATTTAAAGTCTTTTTGCATTATTTTAAATAAATCAATTAATACAATACCATCCATATCAAAATATTTTAAAGTATTATCACCAAGAGCAGATGATGATAATTGTTGTTCCTTTAAAATACATTTTTTTGTAATTTTTCTGCCTAAACCCATAGCAAATTTATCATTTATTCCAAGTTCAAGTGTTCTATCCCATATATAACTCATATCAAATCCAAATATATTATAACCAATTAATACATCAGGGTTTAATTCAGATATCAATTTTTTCCATTCTAATATAACTTGTTTTTCTGTTTTACATTCTATAACATCACAATTATTTATTTTATCACAAGTATTTAAAGTTATTATATTTTTATAAATAATATCATCGTAACCATATTTATGTACGGTTGTTCCAATTTGAATAATTTCGTCACCATGTAATGATGGTAGAGATTCTGTTAATAATTGATTTATGTCATCCTCATATTTAGCAATTTCACCAACAGATAATTTAGCGGAATTTTCTATAACTTCATTATCGTCTTCATTATCAGATACTTCTATTTCTGAAACTTCATTCAATAACTTAATAATATTATCAATATTTTTTTCAATCATTTTTGGAATATCTTCACTTTTTAATAATTTTTTCGGATAAATCTTATTAATTACAATATTATCATCAATTATTACATCTTTTGTAATAATCGATTTTAACCATATTACCAAATATCTTTTATCAATTTCATATCCATTTCGAGCAACATTCGTTAAATCTTGTGCTAATTTTTTATAATTTTTTCGAGCTAATGGAAAATCACCATGACTACTAGTACATTCAATATCAAAACTTGCAATTAATAATGGTGCAATTTTATTTATATTTATTGGTTTTACATTTTTGTAATTTGTAGTAATATTATAATTACATATTGTTTCATTATCAGTAATATCATATATCTCTATATTAATCCATCCACATGGTTTAATATTTTGTTCGTGAGTGTATCTAATAAATGGATCAATATTACTTTCATATAATAAGAAACCTTCTTTTTTTCTAGATGAAAAATAATACTTCATTTGATTAAATAACGCCAATGATTTAACTGAAACTTTGATATAATTAAAAATTTTTTCATTTGTAAATCCCCAAAATTCCTTTTTTTTAACAACTGATAAATTATTAAAATGATTTTTTAAATGTTTCGGAATAATATTTTTACTATATTTTTTACCATTCCATTGTGTTTCATATTTTTCGTTAAGCAAAGTATAATTCAATTTATTTACCGCGTTTTGATACTTATTATCACTATATTCATCCCAATGTTCGGGTGCTTTGATGTAAAAATATGGTTCATAATCAATTATATTAACAGAATATGTAATATTATTCTCATCTGTTCCATAAATTAACATAGTATATAAATCTTGTTCTTCGTCATAACTTTTTTTTGGCAGTGTTTTATCATTTTCTGGTATATACCAATCCGTTATTTGTAATTTAATAATACTTTCATTGTTTTCTAATTCACATATATCTTTTCTAGGAAATTCCATTCTAGTTAATACATTAACTATTATTTATTAAATCATTTTTTTATTTTTATTTATATAGTAGATAAATATGGATATTACTTTAGAAACATTGATATTATTTATATTGTTTGGATTAATATTTTATTTAGCATATTTATATAATTATTATAGTAAATTAACAAAAATAAAAAGTACAATAGATAATAGAGACTATTATGTCCAAGACAAAGAAGATGCACAAGATGCTGCTAATTTAATTGCAAAAATTAGAGAAAAAAATTTGATTTTAATTGAACATTTAAAGAAATCATATCAAAGAGATGAAAGAACAATAAGATTAGCTAAAAATTATAGAGAAAATAGTCTAAAGGAAGGTGTTGATGACCCGCGATATACAAGTTACTCTATAAATAAAGGGGAAGAAATTGTGTTATGTCTGCGTAATAAAAACATATTAATGGATATAAATACAATGATGTTTGTTGTATTACACGAATTATCACATTTAGCATCTGAAAGTATTGGTCATACTGATGAATTTTGGACTAATTTTAGATGGATTTTAGAAGAATCAATTAATATAGGTATCTATACACATCAAGAGTTTAGTAAAAAACCAATTGAATATTGTGGAATGTCAATTACATCTAGTCCTATTGATTATATATCAAAATATGATGGAAAAATATTTGAAGGTTTCAAATTAAATACTTAATTTTAAAATGCTAAATATAAAACCCCTATACAAGTAGTAATAAATAATTTATCAATTATATATAACATTTTAATTAGTTTATAAGAATTATTGGTGCAAAATAATAAAGAATTTACTTTATTTTGCAAAATATGATTTTTTATTTCTAAATTATATAATGTATTATTTTGTAATATAATAAGTTTTTTAAAATAATAAGACAAATTATATTTTTTTATTATATCATAATCTTCCAAATTTAATTTAACTTCTAATTTACAAGTTGGACATGTATAACATAATAAATAATTAATATCTATTTTTTTTTCAATATGTTCAAAACAATTTATACAAATAATATTGACACATCTTTCGCAATTTATTATATTCATATCATTTTCAATATTATTTAAACATATACAGCAACTATTTTCGACGTTGTTCATTATAGTAGTAATATAAAATATATTTAAATAATAAATATAGTAATTATATATTAATGATACCTAAAATTATTCATCAAACTTGGTTCGATAATAATAAACAATTACCTCTAATTTTTGATAAAATGATTCAAGAAAGTAAAAAAAAAAATCCTGATTTTGTATTTAAACTATGGACTGACGCAAATATTGAAGACTTTTTAAATACAAATTATAAAAAATTATATGAAATATATTCAAATGATATTTTAGGAGTTCAAAAAAGTGATTTAGCTAGACTCGCTATATTACATTATTATGGAGGTATTTATATTGATTTAGATATATTATTACTTAAAAACTTAACTGATTTATTTGATTTTGATAAAGATTTATTTCATATATCATATGAACCACAAGAACAAACAAAATATGTATGGAATAGTGAAAATTATATATGCAATGCTTTTTTTGCTTGTAATAAAAATAATACAATAATTGAAAATATCATTAATATTATAATTAATATTTATAATATACATGGTGATAAAATATTTAATCAATTTAATATTTTCGGTTCTAAATTATATATGAAAATTCTAGATTTAACTGATAAATCATTATATAATATAATTGAAACAAATAAAATTTATCCAATTTCCGATATTAAATTAGAATTAAAATCATCGATTAATGAGTATGAAAAAATTATAAAAGGAAATTATGACGATGATTCTTTTATGGTTCATTATTGGATACATTCAAATTTTGAAGCAAAAAATATTATATATAATTTTTATTATAATGATGATAAAGATATTCATGAAAATTTAGGATTGTTTTTTCAAGAATTGTATCCAAATAATAAAATAATATTAAACCATAAAAACTTTATCTATTATTCATAAAAAAAAATGATATAAATATATATTAAATTTAATATTAAATGAGTGAATATAATTTTAGTTATATTACAAATAATAATAGTTATATTTTAGGATTATTATTAATTAATTATAATAGACTTCTAGAAAATGATACATATCATTTTGTATTTAAAAATACTTTATTAAATTTTAAAATTATTAAATTATTTGAAAAAATAGGTAATATTACATATGATACTAATACAAATCTATATATTAATAATAAATATATTATTAATAATATAAATAATATATTAAAAAACAATATATCAAATATTATTTCTGAAGACCATTATAATATTATTTATAATAATAAAGAAAATTGTATTGGTTATATTAGAGCATTACTTGAGCATTATGGATTTATATCATGTTTAAATAATATATATTCATTTATATCACACGAAAATGAAGATTTACTTAAAATTATAAAAGAAGTTATTAATATTCCTTCATCAATTGAAAAAGGTGAAAAATTATATACATTAAGATATGATAATGTAAATTCTATTGATTTTTTAGGTAAAATTTACACAAATATAGATAATAACTATTATGACGAAGTTTTTTATAATAACTTTTTAAATTCATTAAATTTTGAAATTTCTTTACCAACAATTAATGTATTAAAAACCAATTCATGTGCAGTTATTCCATCTAAAACTAGAATGTCTGACGCTGGTTATGATATTACTATTATTAATATATCAAAAGTAATTAGTAATAAAACAAAATTATACGATACTTGTATTAAAATAGATATACCAGATGGTTATTATGTTGAAATAGTACCAAGAAGTTCTATTAGTAAGTCAGGTTATATTTTAAGTAATAGTATTGGTATTATAGATCAGGGTTATAAAGGCAACATATATATTGCCTTAACTAAAATTGATGATGAAATGCCTGATTTAACATTACCATTTAAATGTTGTCAATTATTAATAAAAAAACAAATTTACGCACATATTAATGAAATATGCGAAGAGTTGTCTGATTCTAATAGAAATGATGGAGGGTTTGGTAGTACAAATCATATAAAATAATTATAATTGTCATATATAAACGGAGAATTGGAATATGTTGTATTAGTTATATCACTTTTTATACAACTTGTTTTTTTATAATTATTTATATCTAAAATTTTATTATTGTTATATAAACAATTATTAAGATTTTTATCTATTAATAACTTATTGCCATAATTTTTTTCTAATAATTCGGTATAATTATTGTGATAATTTATATAATCATAGTTTTTTTTTATATCAGTATGTTTTAAATATTTATCATTATACGATGTTTTAGTATTTGTTTTTAAATAATCATTAAAGTTATTAACAAACTTGTTATTCATTATCTATTAATAATATTATATTTTATTATAATAGATAATGAAATCGCAAATTAAAATACAGGATAAAAGTCGAAAAATTGATAATATATCATTAATACTAATGATAATGTTAAATTTTGTATTAACAGTTGTACCACCAATAATAGGTTTATTATGGTTTAATAATTTAAAGAAAAATAAATGTGCTTGTTCAAATATTAAATGGTATGTAAATTATATTGTATTTTATTTTATATTTATAATATGTTATTCGTGTATATCTTTGTTATATTTAGCATTTTTTAGATCGAATGTAAACTTATATATAATATCTATATTATTATTTATTTATAATATTTTGAGTTATATAATAATTGTATTTTATATTAATAAATTAAATAATAAAAAAGATTGCCCTTGTGCGAATTCTATTAAAAAAGATTTTATATATATTTGGTATTTTATTAAATTAATATTTGCTTCAATATTAATTTTTAGTCTTATAATTGGATTGACAGTCGCTTACTTTACAAACTACAAAAAATGATATAAATATATTATATATTATATTATAGAATGCTTGTAAAAACTATTTTTTTTATTATATATATATTACCTATTTATGATTGTTATTTAAATACATTTTATACTTATAAAAAAAATGTTATAAAACTTAAATTGTCATCAAATAATATTAATTTGTCTTATGATAATAATAAAAAATTATACGATGATTATTCAAATTTTTTAAATAATAATAAAAAAAAAAATATCACTTATATTGATCTATATACAGTTGGTGAAATTAATATTAATGAAAAAGTACAAAATAGTTATGATAATACTATAGTTATATATAATTCAAATACAGCAAGAATTCTTGCAAATTTTAAAGAAATTTTAAAATATTAATTTTTTTATTGTTTCAATATCGTTTTTTATAAAATTAATATTTTCTCTTAACGGACAATTAATTTTCTCATTTTTTTCTAGTAATTGTTCTAAATATTTATTACAACATTTATGATGTAATGTACATTTTGTTTTATTATCCAGTATCATTATATCATCATTGTAATTAATTTCATATTGACATATATAACATTTATTTCTAAAATAATTATTACATTTATCAATTATTAATGGTGAATTAATTATACTAAATCCATTCTTATTATATTCTAAAACTTTTCTTGCAATTTCATTATTTAAATTGATATTTGTAGATAAAATATAATTTTTTTTATCACATAGTTGTTTCAAAACGAATGTATGAAGAATACTTTTCTCAATTATATTCATTTTATCTATATCAACAATTCCTGTATTTTTTGATATTTTAAATTCTCTATTTTTTGACATTATCAATATATCACTTAAAAAGTTGGCATTATTAAATGGTGGTTCTAAATATTTACACAAAGGTAATTTCATAAGTATATTTATATCAAGATTTATTGAATATCCGCTATAAGTTAAAGTTTTACCCAATTTTGTTGATATTTCATATAAATTATTTATATATAATGGATTATCTATTATTTGTAATGATATTATTTCAAATATTTTACTTACTTTTAAAAATTCTACAAAATTAATATAATCATTCATATTTACAAAATAAACATCTATTCTATTTATTGTATCTGTTCTTAATATTGTTTCTATATCTACTTTTGTATTCCAAAACAACTTATAACTAAAATTTTTTTTTTCAAACTCATTTTTATAATATTTTGTAATTAATAAATTCGTTACAATGTCTCCAAATAATATACCATTATTATATAAAATTCGTTCATTTATTATATTAATTAATTTTCTCAATTCTTTTTGAACAATAAATCTATTATTATATGTTTTTACTTTATTCATTTAAATTAAATATGTTATATATTTTATATGTATTATCATATTTTATGATAATCTACATATTCTATATAACCATATGGATTACATATTAATATTTCATCGTGAAATGATTTTTTTTCATTTTCTTTAAAATATATCCATCCATTTATTTCTATATTCCTTATATTGCATATTAATTTTACTAATTCTTTATCAAAAAAATCATCAGATTTTCTTTCAACTTTTGTTGGAGTTTCGGGAGAACTTATTTTTCCATTTACCCTTTTTGGAATGTAATTACCAATAGTGTTAGTTATCAATTCAGTCATATTTATTTTCCATTTTTTTTCAAAAAATATTTCTTCAGTTGGATATTTTTCTTTTAATTTTGTTGATTTATTCCATGATATTAATTCATTATTGTAATCATCTAATAAATATTTATTAGTTTTTAATTCTTCATAACTCATATTTTTTAAATATCTAAACAAACTAACTATTGTATTAATACTACTAATATCAATTAAAACAATATCTTGTACTATTTTAAATTGCAAATCAACACATTCATTTGATGCCCTTTTTGAACCATATAATGATGCGGTTTCTTTATCCGCAAAAAAAAATGAAGATAAACTATTTAAAATTTTATCTGTATCTTTATTATCTATATTTACATCCTTATTTTTAGAATCATTAATACTTATACCTTTCCATATATAATATTGTTTAGGAATTATAAAAAAATCAAAACCATCTTTTGATATATATTTTAAATCGTCTTTTTTGAAAAATTTATATAAATACCTCTTTTTTTCAATTAAATGATTTTTATTATTAAATAAATCGGTAATACTTGATAAGAATCTTTTTTTAAAGGATTTAATTGATTCCATTTAATACTATTATTAATAAGAGATTATTTAAAATGTACAAAAAAAAACTATTTATCAAAAAAAATGATTTTATTTATAGATTATCATTACTATAATGACAAGTTACAATAACTGGTGCGACGAATTTGGTACAATGGATGATAATTATGATACACTTGAAAAAATTATTTTGCCGATTATTAGTAATGTTCTTGGTGAAGACCTTAACCTTAATAAAGCAAACATTAAAGAAAATATACAAGATTACTGTGTCGATGATTGGTTAAATTTAAATTTATAATAGTATAATTAAAAGTAAATATGTATATAATTTAACTATGATTTTTATATAAAATTGTTGTATATTTTGGTATATGTATATTATATTTTTCTTTTATAGCATATATTGAATTTCTTATCCATATTCGTACTATATAATAATTTTTTTTAGGACATATAGATATTCCATTAATATTTTTTGAAATAATATCATCCGCTCCTAATTTTTCACCAAGCAGTAACGCTAATATTTCAAAAAATTTCTCTATAAAATTATCATTATATAATTTATAAGAAAAACATCCACCTTTTTTATTTAATTCGTCTTCCCAAATTGGTAATATACCCTCCCTCATTATAAAAAACATACCCTTTGATAAAATATCTTTATAACAGTCAAAAATTGAAATAAAATTATCTACAGTTTTTATACTTGTTATTAATTTAAAACTTTTAAAATCCCATTCTGTGTTATATGGATCATGAAAATAAAAACACCATGTGTCATTCAATTGCATTGTATATAAATTAAAGATATTATATTTATATAATTTAATAAAATTAATTATATAAAGGCTTAATTTTATTAAATTATAAATGTATCAAACTTCAATCAGAAATAAAAAACAAAAAAAAATTTTAAATAATTCACAAAATAATAATTATACCATTGATAATAATAACGAAGATTATGCGTGTGTGAAAAAATTATTAGGCAATTGTCGCGCATTATTATATACAAATAGTGGAAATGAATGTATAGGTATTATAAGAGGTTCATTAAGAAAATTTACAAAAAGAGTTTTAATTGAAAAATGCGATATTGTTGTTGTATCTATAAGAGATTATCAACTTTCTAAAGTCGATATTGTACATAAATATAACAGAGAGCAAATCCAAGAATTAATTAAGGAAAAAAAATTATCACAAAGTCTTATTAATTTTTATAATAATAAAGTTGAAATTGAAAATAAGAATGAAACCCTAGATAATGAATTGGAATTTAATTTAAATATTACATATGATAATACTAAAATTACTAAAAAAAATAATGATAATTATATTCAGTATAGTGATGATAGTGATGATAGTGATGAAAGTGATAAAAGTGATATATTAAATATAAGTGATATTTAATATATGTTTATATTTAATATTTTGAACGATTCATCACCTTTCCGTCATTTTCAAAATTCATAAATAATTAAATATTAATTATTTATGAATTTTTTTCGTATTTTTAAAAATATTTATTTGTTTTAGAAGCATATTTATATGAAAGAAAAAAATAAAAAAAAAAAAATATGTTATATTGAAGATCATGTTATGATTGATAATACAGCATTCATTAATTTATTCTGTTTTTATAATGATTTCAAATTAAAAATGCAGTTTTATATTTATATAATAAAAGATTACAATATTATTAACATTATAAATATATTACATGATAACACAAATATATTTATTAAAGATTTTTTAAGCAATTATATATATATCAATAATACCCTTGAATTTAATAATGATATTATACAAATTAATTTTAATATTAAAAATAATAAACAATCTATATTAAGCGAAATTGATTATTTTAAAAGTAAATTAGAATCAATTGATATTACTGATAAAATATTAAAAACTAAAATTTATTCGTTTATTGAGTTATTGAATAAAACATATTATGAATTAAATATTATTATCAATTAATAGATACATATTTATATGTACACACGTGTTAGTTCTCTTCATATATCTGACGAAGAAAGATTAATTATGCTTCTTGATAAATGTGAAGCTATGTCTGTTTTATGTCAAAAAGCAACTCAATATTGGAGTTTTATTAAATTTTCATTTCAAATACCTCTTATTCTTACAAGTTCAATTATGTGTATTTTAAACTCATTTGATAATGAAAGAGGTAATATGAAAATTCCAAATGTAGTTGTTAATGGTGCTAGTGTTTTAATACTAGCATTGCAGAATAATTTAAAAGTTCCTGAAAAAGTTGAATTATTCAAAAATTTAAGTAATAATTTTTTACAACTTGCTCATCAAATTGAGGGTATAGAGCATGAAGAATTAAATAAAACTTTTATAAATGGTCTTACTGAAAAATACGATTCTTTAGTTATTCAATGTCAATTTGAAGATATTAAAAAAAGTATTAAAATGGAAGTTATTCAATTATGGGATGGCCGCTCTGTACCTTTACAATTAAATGGTGCAAGTGGTTTAAAAAAAAAAAATATATCTAAACCATCTACTCCTATAATTAAGACTTTAGAATCCAAAGATGAGTTATGGAATAATTATAAAAAAAACGACGATACACATCATATCGTTTAAACTATAGTTTCTTTTAATTCTTTAAAACGATTATTTAACTTTAATCTTTTTTCTGAAATATCTAGTTTAATTTTGTCTTTACATAACTCTAAATTATTATAAAAAACAAATTTATTATAATCACTTAATTCGCTATTAATATCGTTTTTATTATTAATATTAATATATTCATGCTCTTTTTGTTTTAGTATTTCTTCAAAATTATTTGTAGTATTTGTTTTAATCTCAAATATACTAATATCAAATTTTGCTTTTAGTTTATTATATCTTATTATATCTTTATTTTTAATAAATTGAAAATAATTTATTGATTTAACTACTCTATCATATGATGATATTTTATCTGATATCTTTAAAATTTCATTATCTTCGATTATTTTATTTATATAATTATATTTTATTATATAGTATTGTCTCATATATTTATTTTTAAATTTTACTAATTGCAATTGAGCATCCTTTAATCCTTCTAAAAATTCTCTATAATTTTTAAATCTAATTATACTGCTTAATATTGTTATTATAGTACCATTTGTTAATAATAATATATGCAATATAAAATTAATTAAATCACTATATTTACTTATACTCATATAATCATTACTAATAATTGATAATCTTATCGCCTCTATAAATGTTATTACAGATGATAATATTAAAATAGTTAATGATATAATATAATATTCTCTATTATATTTATCATATGCTTCCGTAACCATAAATAATCGCGTACTTGTTTCATTTTTTGAATCAATTATCCTTGTTAATAATTCTTCAACTTTTATAGTATTATTTCTTGTATCATGTGTTGAATATATAATATTGTGATTTTGAAGTAATTCTTTATTCATATAGTTATTGATTCTTAATATTTTTATTTATAATATATAAAATCTTAGTCGTACGGGTCATATAACATACTTTTATTATAATTTGTTCCAATATTGGTTTCTATTTTTTCTACTAATACATTACTTGTTATATTAGATGTTGTTTCACTAAATAAATTAATTTCTGGTATATCAATCGTATAATTAATATTTGCTATTTCAAGTAAATCATTTATATTTTTTTTTATTAATAATGCTAATTTATTATTTAAATCATCAATACACTTTAAATTTATTAAATTATTATCCATTTACTTTATTAAAATAAAAAAATTTAATTTGTTAATTCGTCAATAGATTAGCTATTTGTATTATTATATTTATACTAATACGATCCATATATTATATTTTTAAATCCATCCTAATTTGCAATAGTTATCATAACATTTTATATAAGATTCGTAATTATCAAAAGTAAAACAAGCATAATCTCCTAGCTTATTTGTCATAAAAAAGTAACTCATTCTATTATATAATTATATTATATCATTAGAACCTAAAATATTTACATCATAATTTACCTTTTTATCTTTTTTTAAGTTTGCAAAAATTTTATTATAATCATTACCACTTACTTCATTCCCAGAGGGGAATATTGTTCCTTTTACTTTATTTTTTAATAATTTATCAATTGTAAAATCTTCCTTCTTCTCATACCCCTCTCCAAAAAAACATTCTTTTACACTTTTTCCCATTTCCTTACATTTTTTTAATGATTTGTACATATCAACAGGTTGCGCTGTATCTTTATAATAAACCTCAAATGATTTTGTATCTGAAGTTTTTGTTAATGCAGATTCTACTAAAACTTCAGATAAATCTTCCCTTGATATTATACCACTTTTTGAAAGACCTTGGTTAAATTCAATTTCTTCAACCCCCCGTTTTTCACCAGGAGAAAGCATACCCGGTCTTACAATTGTATAACTCAAATTAGGATGTTTTTCATACATTAATTTTACTAATTCTTCCCCTTCTTGTTTATTGAAACATGGTTCGCATGTTGTTTCGCCTTTATCAGTTACTTCACCTGCGTTTTCATATTCATTCTTCATATTTTTTTGACATTTAGCACAAATAGATGATACTATTACAAGTTTTTTAACATTATTTTTAATTATTTCATTTACAATATTTTTTAATCCTATATCTTCTACATGATTACTTTCTGATACATAATCGTCTAATTTATCGCCTAATTCATAATATTTACTTTTATTTACATAATTTATATTGTTTTTTTTATTTAAATCAACACCTGGTATAGGTCTTGCTATAACCTTTGGTCGAGATGCAGCACAATATATAACAGCGTCAACACCTTGTAAAATATTTTTTAAAGTATCTGGTTTCATTACGTCACCTACAATATTTTTGATTCTATTTTTTTGTTTAATATCATCAATTACTAGTGTGTTTCTTCCCATATGCGCTCTATCTACTATTTCCATTTCTCGTCTTGTAAATGCAATAACTTCTTTATTTCTATTTAATAAATTTCTTATGGTGTCCCCACCTGTATAACCAGATGCTCCAAAAACTGCTATTTTTTTTATTTGTAAATTCTCATTATCTGCAAAAACTATTTTAGGATTTAATATAACAGGTGATAAATATACTATATGTCTTCTTGAAATGTTATTAGCATATCTTGCTTTAAGATTTAATATATTTCCTAATTTTCTTTCATTTTTAGTAAATAAAAAATTTTCTCCATTTGAAATCAAAAAACTGTGTGTGTATAATAATTGACAAATAACTAATAAACTTTTTAGTATATTATTAAACATTATTATTATTATTATATAAGATTTTTTTATATATTTATTATAATAATAATACTTTCCTATCTTGGTATACACACTTGATAAAGCTATATATATATATTACTTATCATATTCAAGAGATTATAATAGGTATTTTTAACTAAATTATTAATATTTAAAGTTATTTTTATATTTTATCTATATGAATGAATTATTTGACAACTTACTTAATGACGACCTTAAAGATAAAATTTATTCAATGATAATATATCCACAATCTTCAACATTATTAACACAAATTAAATTATATCAAGATAAAAAAATATATATTGATTTATTTTATAAATATGTTACAAACTATTGGACTTATTGTTATATGGATGCTTTAAGTCTTATTTGGAAAATTTATTATTTATGTATAATTGAAAAAGCAGATATTATATTTAAAAATGATTATTATTTAAATTATTGTATTGCTAATTATGAAAAATATTTATCAGATGATACAGAAAGAATATATACTGCTGAATTAATTAGAATATTAAATAATTCAGATAATAATATAAAAAATATACTAATTAAAAAATATATAACTAAATATATAATGGTTTTAAAAAAAAACCAATTGGAATTTATAGATAAGGAACTATCTATATGGGGTGATATAACTAGTTATGGATATACTGATGAAAGTTTACATGATTATAGTAATGAATTTATTAATAATTCATATTTAATACCTGCGCCAATTATTTTAAATGAACATATATTTATTAATTTTTTTCCGGATTAATAATATGTTATTGAATAAATTTATTGGGGGTACTAATTATATTAGTGTTTCTAAATTTATTAATAAGCTATATGATAAATCTATTATACCTATTATTGATTATGCAAAAGAGGGTTCCAAAACAAAATATGATGTAATTAATTATAATAATGAAATTTGCTCATTAATCTCTAGAGTTAATAACGATAATAATAATAACAGTATTGGGTATGCACTAAAACTATCATCTTTTTAT